CCTCCGGTACTCGGTTAGGTATCTTAATGCAAGTACTAGCACTGTCTGGTCGTCTTCACCGAGGATCGGACTTCCATCTTGCGCCTTCTTTGGTCTAGAAACAGTAACTTCCCCGCGAACAACACGGGAATAAAGCGAACCCAAGTTAATCGATTGGTTGTCGATCAACGATTTGAGGTAAGTACCTATATCTTCCATGCTCTGGAACTTGCGGGTTTTAATCTGCAAGGGCCAGAAATACAGCGTGGAAGGGAACGGGTCTTTCCTCCAGGGAGGGAGCGCTTCATTACTGTTCACAAGTGCTGTGGCACCATCCATCCTCGAAAGGATTACATCGGGTACCCGTATATAGGTCGTGGTATGATCCATGCCTATGGGCCCAACGTTGGATGGCGGAAAGCGATGACTCATGGTTATTAGTTCGGCAAAGAAGCTTGTTAAAGGCCTATTATACCGTTCTGTAAACCATCCCAGACCAAATGGATTGACCACCTGGTTAATCTGGTTGTAGAGTTCAAAGCTCCATTCTATCGGCCTACGCAAGAAGACAGGGCGGATGTATTGCCCATATCTATAATCATGCCCGCACGATTCCCGGAAGGGACCCGTGTAGAATGATTTCTTTTTGTTAGGCCAAAAGCCACAGTCCCTCAGCGCTTTTAACACTAAAGGAGCATCCTTGGCGACACAGATGATGTCGTCGCCGTAAACGCTTGGTTCCCGGTTTGCACCAGGCCCCCCTAGGTTTGGCTGTGTATCGGCAGTCGCACTATAGTCTACTTTAGGTATCGCTACCTCATAAGTATTCTTATATGCATCCACTTCAATCGCAGCACGAGATATCGCGTAAAACACGAGTGTCTCCAACGGAAATGTATATCCGTTGCCCATCGAGGAGAACTTCGCTAACTTATGATTCTTCCCACCAATGAAGGTGGTCGGAGCTCTAGTCAGACGAAGACCAGCGTACCAATCTGCGGGTAGCAAGCTCTTAACGAGCTCACATCCTATGGTATCGGACGCACTACTCAGGTCTATCGTTGCGAGCATTCCGCTGGCTGAGCCAGCGTAGGCAAGCACCCTGTTCCGTTTCTGATCCCGGCTATTCAATTGCTGGGAATACGAAGCAAGGATCTCACTCATCCAAACACCCTGGCCATTCTGAAGGAAGCTATTCATTGCTGGTTGAATATCTATCCCCCTGAACGTCAAAGCGTCTTTAGGAGCTGTCGAGAACTTTCCACCTGATACAGTTTTTGCCGTATTTTGTAACCGGCAGAGACCAAGTGCAGTCAGGAAACTTATCGCACTTTTATGAGGCGGTTGCCAACCACCTAAGCGTACCATCGTGTCAAGATTTTCATCTCGAAACACGCGGAGGCCTTCAAAGTACAGATAGCCTGGTACGAAACTTGCTGCATGTTGCAGCTGACGGCGAAGTAAAGGCGTCACGGTCTTATCCAGATAGAGCTTCACAGCTGTATCTGTTTCATTCCACGACACTCCACAGTTTACCCCAGGTCCGAAATACGCACGTTTCGTCGCCTCTTCCCAAGAATATCTAGGAAGAATTTCAGCGATGATAGCGCGTGCTCGAACAATTAACGGGGCTTCTCTGTGGTGCTTCGCGAGCTTATTGCACCGTCGGACAAACCGTTCTGCTTTCCAGAAACTTTTGGTAGCAGCGGCAAGCCGATATTCCTCATTAAACACCTCACTCCCACTAAAGGGATATTTCTTGAGGTAATTCGAAAGGAGGTACAACGCCTCGATGTGTTCATTTGATTGAAACACAAAGCGTCCCCACAAGGGGCATTCGTGTGTTGCATTATCGCCGCTTGCTAAGAGCAGTGCGGCTTTAGGCAACTCCTGACAAAAGAACGCATAATCGCGTCCCCGGGCACGGCCGATCAAATAGTCGGCGCACCCTTCTGGCAGTGACATTGATAAATCAGCGGCTAGCCGTGTAAATAGGCGAAACGCTGTCTGGTCGGGGCTGAACGTCTTGACTGGGGTTTCGAACCCCGTCTGTTTGGCTTTCGACATTTAATGTCTCCAAGTTGTTAACATTGGCATCCTGTGATCCAGGACTCCATTGGAATACGGTGAACCCGAACACTGTAACAGTAACGACTACAGCGCCCAGGGCCTTCTTCGCAACAGAGCCTTTAAGGATGGTGAAGAGGCTGTTCATAATAAGAACCCCTCGTTTGGTTTAGGACGAAAAACGTCCAGCAGCAAGGTCAACGGAATAGTCAAGTAAGAACTGACCAAGATCGTTGATGGTTTGTTCTGCCTCAGCCGATGTAAAATCGGAGCTGGCAGACAGGTTTGCAGACACACTCAAAGTGCGGCGCTTACCTGCAGTGGTGACTTTCTCAAGCATCACTGATACCTTTCCTTTCTGTACAGCCAGACCATCACTACTCAAAGTACGGCCCAGATCACGCTTGATGAACAGGTGTCCAGCGCTGAGGGTCGAGTCGTCAAACTCGTAAACCTCAATGCCTTTACCGTCATCACGCGACTGTGGAGTCACGGTGACCGGGGTGGAGTGGTTGATGATGATAGTGCCGTTAGCCTGTTTAATGGCCATAATAAAACCCTTTCGTTTATATGCGAATCTTACTGACATCATAGCGGAGTCCCTTGGCATTGCCAGTGAACAAAGCGACGGCATCAATAGCCCGCATTAAGGTTAGCCCGTTTGATAAAGTGGGCAAGTAAACCGCTGTTGGTGATTTCTCGGTTCGGCTGAAAGTGAATTTCTTCACAACAGTCTCGCCAGAGGTCACAAACAACGAAGGGGTGGCAGATGTAAAGCCACCAGATATAGCCTCGTATTTGATTTCCGAAGCCCGCAGTATTCCAAACTGCGCTCCTTCCCACATCAAGCCTGGTACGACCGTTGTATAGGCACGTAACCATTGGCCGAGGTTTACACCCCAGTCGAGCACGAATGAGAAAGGAGTAAGTTCGTACGCAGTAGGTACTATGTTCAAGCCGAGTTGCCGGTGGTATTCCCCAATGAGACTAATCGTATAAAAACCGATCGCCTCACCACGGACTACAATAGGAGAAGTCGTTTTACGGAGCTTCTCTACTATAGTACCAAATCCGGTGGCCAGTTGCAAACTTGAGGTGTTTCGGGTTTCGAGTGTAATGATTTCACTCGTCCTGTATTCCCCTCTTGCTCGTTCCTGACGTAGCTTACCTTCTTGGTAGCGTTGTAAATTAGCGGCGGCATCAGCGGCGTTCTCCAGGTCAAACATAACCTGGCGCCAACCATACCTCCACTCAAGCCACTTCGAAAGTGCCAACCCTTGCCCGTATTCAATATCTTTGAACTTTTTGAGGAGTTCCTTCAACTGACGGGCAGCTTTCACATCTCCATGAAGGGCATTCCTAGCTCGCAAGAGCAGGTTTGCACTCGTCCGAAACGTATCCGCTAACAGCTTCCATGTTTTGGGAGCTTCGGCTAACGTTACGGGCAACATCATGGAACTAGTTTTCACATTTGCAGCCATCTCAATCATGAGCTCAGATTCGAGATCATAATCGAGTGTTGTTGGCGTAGACGGATTTAATCCGTTTGAACCAGTGCCACCAATCGGAAACGAGTTACACTCATACTCATACTGTGATGTATTCAGTGTTTGTGTGGTGTGACCAGTCCAGCTCCCATAGGAAATGCTCGTACCAGAACAACTGTACGGGCCAATGACGACTTCGCCTTTTTTAAGGGCTGATCGCCAAAGGGGATTTGGGTGTGACGACCGTGTGATGGTTTCGTTGAACTTCACGGAACCTTCAATCATCGGTCTATCGTCCCAAGCCCCCCATGGATTCCAGGGTGTGGACTTGTATACTCGAGTACGAAGCCGCCGACGGTTGTTACCGACCGGCGCGTTTTTATACGTCATGGTGACTCCTAAGGCTGCAAAGTAAGTGAGAGAGATGTTACTCTCAGAACTGCGTCAGACCGCCCTTTCAGGCTGCCGGATAGCAGATGTCGCGTTACACGCGACTAGAGCTCCCTTACGG